CCAGCAAGGAATGAGGACATTCCTGGGATTTGTCTCAATACCTCAAGACCCATAGCCGTTTCGGCGGCATCAAGTCCTCCGTATATTCGCACAATATCAAGTGGTTTAGTGGGCCTTCCCTGTCTTGCCAACTCAGCCGTCAAGTCTTTTGCATCTACATTTATAGTAGTTATTTCTCTATTTGGCCCATAGGAAAATCCTTGGCGGCGCAACGCCTCATTGGCAGCGTTTATGTCGCCATCTTTCGGGTAAATCCGACTCATCAACTCAAGATATTTTGATGGATTGCTTTTAGCAAACTCACGCTCAAAAACAGTTGCATCAACACCTATTATTCTTCCATCGGCAATGTAATAGTAGCCACCATTTGCATTGAGTGAAAGAGGCGCAGGAACAACTTTACCCGTTGCAAAATCCATAATGCCAATTGTCTTAGGCAAGCCATTAGCATCCACAACTATTTGATTTGCCCTCAATGGCTTGGGCGCACCAGCAGGCCCAGCAACCAAATCTTCATCAAAGTCAACAGAAGTAATGTCCTTGTTATAGCTGCCAATAGGCACATTAGCATCCATAAACCCAACAAGCGTGTCATACGCAGCCTGGGTCGTAAGTGTTTGAGACTCTGGCCGTTCACCAACAAACTTTTGCACCTCGGCATCAGTAGGATCCCTGCCAAGCACACCCTTTAAAAAGTCTTTGGCTTCATTTGTATCCGTTACCAGAGGATCTAATTGAGCATTTATGGCTGCAATTGTTGTGGCTTCATCCCGTGGGCCAACGTAATTCTGCAAAGACTTTTCTTCGTCAGCAGAAGGATCTCTGCCGTACACAGCTTTAAATTGCGCCCTTACCTCATCGGCATCGGTATAAAAAGGGTCGGTTACTTTTTCTCTAAACTTTTCATCAGAGATTCCTGCCTGCCCCCAAATCGTGTTGGGGTTTGGGGTAACCTTAGAAGTGCCTACCTCAGCCTTGAGCATGTCAGTGGCATCACCATTGTCAACTACGCCATCACCGTTGTAGTCGTATTTTTTATCTCGTTCTTCTAATTTTTTGCCAGAAACTATTTCCCGTAGAACCTCTCTAGCATCTGCGAGAGAGGGTATATTTGCAATAAACGGTTTGATTTCCTCTGGAGTGGGATCTCTTCCAGTGATATCTTTAAATATGGCAGCTTTATTTTGGTAATCTGTAAGCTCAGCTTTTGTGTCATACCCAAATGTTTTGGCTAAATTATATTCATCAACACCTGTAAATCCACTGTTGCTTGCGGCCTTTTTTTCATCATTATTAGCCCACCCTTCCGCCTGGGCGGTTTTATCTTTTAAGTAAGCCTTGTAATCCCATGGCTCATCGTACCCCGCCGCCATAGCCTCGCTCTTTTGGGCTGCATTAGACCACCCTTCAGCTTTTGCATCTTCATTGGATTTTTTATCCGTTAGATACGTGTCATAAGATTCAGGCGTTGTAGCCCCAACAACAGATGCTTCTGTTTTTTGGTTTAAATTGTCCCAGCCTTCTTCTATGTAAGTATTTAATTTGGTAACATTGTCAAGTGACCGAGTTTTTGCATCTGCATATTGATCGTTTGCCTGCTGTAAAACTTCTGGCTGGACACGGTTGTCCTCAAGTGTTTTATTTGCCGCATTCATTGTGGCGGCGGCGGCATCTCTTGCATTTTGCCAAGATGCAACACCAACTACTTTATATCTGCCAGGGCCGGGTGTTAAAAGCCCGTTGTAATAATCATACTGACCCTTTGCCGCTATGTATTCTTTTTGGGCGGTGTCAAAAGCTTTTTGTTTATCTTGATATGCTGCATAGTTGTCGTATTTATCCTGTGCGTCTTGTTCAATTTTATTAAACGCTTCAATATCTTCCGTGCTACCTTGGTCTTGCACAAAGTTATTAACGGCATTTTGTTGATTTAAATCCTTGTAACCAATTGCCTTGGCTGCATCATTTAGACCTTTGATGGTGGCATCAAAGCCTTGGTTAAACAGTTGGTGGGCGGCATTGCTGTCTTTATTAAAAGCAACTTTAAAGGCGCTAACGGCGGCAGCTTGCTCACCCTTAGTTAGGCCATCAAACCCAGGCATATATTTAAATGCTTCTTTTAGCGCTTCATCGGTTAATGCCCCAGTGATAATTTGAGCGCTGTTAATATCTGTTGTGCCTCTACGGGCGGCAGTGGCAAAGATGTTCTTGGAAATGTTTCCAGCAACCGCACCAACTTTGGCAGACCCCGCCGCCCCTGACGCACCAGTACCCGCAAACGTTTCCCCAGTAGTAACGTCTGTCTGTGGGCCTACACCAGTAACGTTATTGGCAACCCATTCGCTGCCAGCAGAAATAACATAGGCTTTAGCTCCTTCGGTAAGCCATTCTTCAGGACTGCTATTTTTGCTAGTTAAGTTTGCTACAGCATTAACATAGGGGAGCATCTTCCAACCGGCTGGGCCTGCTGCAATACACGCAGTAATTGCAATCCATTTAACTGGATCACGGGCCATGTCTTTGCCAATGTTGTCAACAACCCTAAAGGCAACAGTATCGGGATTCATTGGGTTTAAAGACCCAAGATCTTTGGTAAGTTGACCAACCGCCGATTGGGAGTTAAGCGGGTTTAAACCACCAGCGCCGGGCAGCCAAACAGTCTTCCCGCTCTGGAATGGGTTGTCCAGGCCGGGGATGATCGGCCCGCCTTGAAATGGATTGTTTAGCCCAGGGATGATTGGCCCACCTTCTTGCCCCGTTAATTGCTGTAAAAGTCCCATATCAACCAACCTTCCAATTCGTGCCGTCTGAGTACACGGGTGTAGCTACAGCCCCACCGGTCACCACGGTTGCCCCAAACACTGGAGCCAAAGCATCAGATACAAAAGCCCTGGCCCCTTTACCGCTGATAACTGCACTTGGTAACGTTACCACCGTATAAACAGTGGTTGAAATTGTGCTTAGTGTCGATGCGTTAAGCTGAGCAAAGAGACTGTCCAGGCGGTTGAAGTACAGCCTCAAAACGTTGTTTAGCTGATCTTGGTACGGACGGTTGTATTCCTCAGTGGCAAGCGGCAAAGCTGGTGCTGCTACCTTATTAAGCTCAAAATCAGATGTGACGATTAAAGTCATCTACGTCCATCCTGGCGAATGTCAATACGTGGTGAGCCAAGCTGCCAAGTCACGCCTGCTGCCGTAGATCTAACCTCCATAGCTATCTGCCTCCCTCTGACGCGAGTATAGATCTGGCCGGTAAATTCCTCTATGGGAAGCACAGCCGTTCTGGTAACTGTGGCATTGTTTTCTCCGCCCACAGATGCTGGGCTGTTATACCCAGAGCCTGAGTTCTGCATGGGTTTGAGATACATCGTTACCTGTGGGCTAGCCGCAGTAGATCCCCTGAACGTAATGTCAGGCACCACACGCCAAATAAACCCAAACTTGTCACCATCCTCAAGGTCAAATTCAGCAGAAGTAATAAACGCCTCAATTGGTAACGTTACCAGTGTAGTGTTATCGTCTACGCCTTGTTCGTGGTTTACCACGTTGAGGTCGTAGGTGGCAGCGATTGGGTAGTCCCGCAATCCACTGTCCAGCCATGCCGTCCGAGCCATTGACCCGTAGTACCAGCAGCCTTGGCCCTGGTTTTCTGCATAGTTAAACACCACATAGCTGTCAATATCGGTGCTTGTGCCCGAGCAGTAGAACCACCAAATCTCATTGAAGCCCTCATTTGATCCAGCTAGAACCTGGGTAAATTGACTTTTATTGATGTTTGAAAACACATACTGCCGCAAATCGCAGTTCTGTGTTTGGGTGCGTCCATCATATTTGTAAAACTTGTCCACGCCCATCCAGTACGCCACGCCGTTAGCGTATGCCACTGCATTCTCAGAAGCAATGGAAGTGTTATCCCCAACAATTTGAGGTGCCCATACATTGGGGGCACCCACATACTGTAGAGAATAAAGAGATGAATCAGTCCACACCAAGATTTCTTGACGGGCCTGCACGGCAGTTACGATCTCCGAGCCGTGAGAAAGGTAGGTACATCCAGCCTCTACAGTGGGGCTTGGCGTCCAATTAAATGGATCTCCCTGGTCTGACCAGCGGATAAGCATTGGATTGAATGTCGCTGATCCATACTCAGTAGCCCCAAAAGCAAATACAAACCTGCTGGAATCTGATACAAATATGTAATTTTGAGCTATTGGCACATCAGTTGCGCCACCGTAGTCTTCCGCAGCTATGGCCCTGGAGGCAATCTTATGAACCCCGGATTGAGATCCCGTGGTATTAATGGCTGCACCGTTATAAGTAGCCGATAAATTACAGTCTGTACCCGTTGAATTTATAACGTAGTACACCTGACCAACATTTAACCCGGTGGGCAGCGCCCCC